AGCATTAGCAGATTTTAACAACCAAATAGCTGGAGAGCTTGTTGTTAAATCCGTATATGGAGGTTCAACCATGGAATATATCACCATCCAAGAGGGAGTGAAATACCAAGAACCAATCAATCTCATGGAGGTTGACCTATACATTCAAAATGCAGCATGTTCCACTACATTCAGTGGTTCATTAGCATTTTCTCAAAGAAACATTACAGTATGTCCAAGAACATCTCAAGACGGTATCTGTCTTAAAGATATGGACAAGAAATACTTAGGTATTTCAGCATTAGAACCAGGATCATATAATGAAACATTTGCATTAGCAGGTGCTTATTCAGATCTATTGGTTAACAAGTTTCAAAAAGCAAACGATCAGTTTTTATGGCAGCAAGTTAGTGGATCAGCATCTTCATTTGGAGGTACTTGTGAGACTTCAGGTTTGTTAGAAATCCTTTCATCTGGTTCTGGAGCATCTCAAGCATTAGATGCAGCACAGATTGCAGGTAATACTACAGCTTCTTTGGATAACTTAGAAACTATGTTAGCAGCACTTTCTACAGACGTAGCAGATAGAGAAGATTTAACATTCTTTATGGGAGTAGGTAAGTTTAGAGAGTTTATCTCAAACATCCGTCAAGCTAATAACTTCTACTTCGATCCAGTAAGCATCGTAAACAGAGGTGGTTTGTTAGAAATAGGAATGCCCTTTCAACCTAACGTAAAAATCGTAGGTACAGTAGGTATCAACACTAACAGAATCGTATTAGGCCCAAGCAAGCAAATAGTTGCAGGTACGGATTTAATGAGTGATTTTTCAGAATTCCAGTTATGGTACGATATCAACACCGATCAGTTGAGACATCGTATAGCAACTAAACTTGGAGTGAATGTTGCATACCCGGAATTCTTTATTTCGAATAATGCTTAATATTAACCTTTAACAGAATAACAAAACTATGAGTACATGTGATATAACTTCAGGGTTCACGTTAGGATGTCGTGATAATACCGGTGGTATTAAGAACATCTATATCTTATCAGGTTCAGTTACTTCTGTAACAGGTTCAGGTGATGTTGGTTTAATAACTGAGATTGCAGGTACTGGGGTATTTTATAAGTTTGAACTTACACGTCAAACGGGAGATTATACAGAAACTATTAACGGTTCAACCGAAAATGGTACTGTATTTTATGACCAGACAGTGAATGCTTCATTCCATAAAATGCAATCAGCAACTCGTAATCAAATTAGATTATTAAGCAAGAACGTAACATTGAAAATGATTGTTGAAACAAACAATGGTTCAGTTGACGGAGTCGGTAAGTTTTTCTATTTAGGTGAGCAAAATGGTTTATCATTGAATGCAGGTCAAGGACAGTCAGGTACTGCCTTTGGAGATGCCAATGCTTATCAGCTTACTTTTAATGGACAAGAGCCCGATCCGGCTTCACCAATATCTGGTTCAGATTTAACACCTATCCTCGTCGGTATTACCGTAGGATAAAAACAATAATGGAAGGGGGTTGCACTATATATGTGTAACCCCTATTCCTATTTAAAAAAAATATGCTACAGTTTAATAAATCAGCCCCCACTAATAATAATGCTGTTTGGATTCAAACAGTAAACACTTCATCTAACTATTACGATTCGTTAGAACTTGTATATAGTCAATCATATGATAGAAGTAGTGGAAGTTTTGGGTTGTTTACTTACTCAGCACCTAATCAGTATAGAAACTGGTTAGTAATAACAAATAGTGGTTCATTAGTCCCTATACCTTCAGGACAATATAATATTGAAATATATACTACAGTAGGTCTTGAAGCTAGAACATGGGCAGGAGCAAATGAAGTTTGGGCTACTACAACAGAAGTATGGGAAACATATGGTCCAGCAACAGGTTCATTAGCAGATTTAATATACTCAGATAGAGCATTTATATCAGGTTCAAATGAAGTAACTATAACACAATATGTATCACCAGACGAAAACGGAACATACACAACATATAATGGATAATAGATTTACATTTAAAAGTATTAAAAAGGAGTTTGCTGCAAGAGCAGTACCTTCTGAAAGAGTATGGAGTGATACTCATAAGTTTATCAAATATGGTGAATATAATGATTTTCCAAATCACTTAATAGAGTTATATAATAACAGTTCAATCCATTCTACTTGTATTAATGCAATCGTAAATGGTATTGTAGGTGAAGGTTTAATAGCTACCCCAGAATATATTTTAGATAAAGCAAATCCAAAAGAATCTTGGAATGCAGTATTTAGAAAACTTGCTACAGATTTTAAACTATATGGAGGTTATGCCTTCGAAGTTATTTATTCTAAAGATAGAAGCAGAGTAGCAGCTATCTATCATATTGATTTCTCTTGGTTAAGAGCTAAGGAAATGAACTATAGGGGAGAAATAGATGGTTACTTTATCTCAGATGAGTGGAGTGAAAGATACAGATATTCGATTACTAACGTACCCGATGATGTACCTTATTTACCAGTCTATGACCCAACAAAGTCACAAGATGAGCCTAAGCAAATATATGTTTTTAGACCATATGCTCCAGGACAAAAATATTACCCTCTGCCCGATTATGTAGGTGCTTTAAGGGTTATTGATTTAGATGAAGAAGTAGATAACTTCCATCTTAACAATATTAAAAACGGATTAGCTCCGTCACTTTCAATCACAACGTTTACAAATGCTGATCCTGATCAAAGACAACAGATTGAAGCAATGTTACGTGAACAATATGCTGGTACTAATAATGCAGGTTCATTAATGTATATGGATTTGGATTCACCAGAGAATGCTCCAGTTATTACACCTATTCCTCAGAATGGTGCAGATGGATATTATACGACATTATCCGAAATAACTACACAAAAAATATTAACAGCACATCGTATTACATCACCTATGATATTAGGTATTAAAACTGCAGGTCAGTTAGGTGGTAGAGATGAAGTTACAGATGCTTATTTATTACTATTAAATACAGTTATCAGACCATTCCAACAAGTATTATTATCATCAATCGAAGAAATGTTAGAAATGATGTATCCAGCTTTAGATGTAACTGTTGGTGTTCAACAACTAAAACTATTTAACGATGGTGAGGAAGAAGTAGATGTAGTAACTGCTGAGGAAGCTGAAGTAGGTGAAGATACAGAGTTAGAAGGAGAGATACAAAAAGCAGATAATGAGGCTGCAGCAGAAACACAAGGAATAATCCAACTATGACAAGTACATTTATAATATCAGAAGCAAAACTTAGAGAGTTTACAGATATAAATGATGCTTTAGACACAGCATTCATTAAAAATGCAGTGAGAGAAGCACAAGACATCTATTTGCAGCAAACAATAGGTACCGTATTGTATCAATCACTTTTATCTCAAATCGATGCTGGTCCAGTTTGGACTACTTCTGCATATGAGACATTAGTAAACGACTATATACAAGATTTTTTATTATATGCTGCATATTGGGAATGTTTAGAAGCAATATACATCAGACCTCGTAATAATGGGTTGTTAAATGCAACTGGAGGAGATAATAGTCAATCAGTAGGTAGAGATTTATATAATGTAAAACGTCAATCTGTAAATAATAAAATGCAATATTATAATGAGAGATTAACTAACTACATTATTGAAAATCAAGGTACATATCCAGAGTTAAATGAAAATAACTTCTTATATGAGCAATACCCAGATTATGGTAACAAATATAGAACCCCTATTGTATTTAGATATACTAACAGAGGTACACATTTCGACTTTGCACAAAAAGCAGGATTAAGAATAACAGATTCAAGGTACCCACAGTTTGGATGGGCTTCAGATATAAAATAAAATAAACCATGGGAATAAACTTAGGACCATTAAACATTAAAGACACTTATGAAGGCTTAGTCCAAATAAGTGGATCAGTATTAACAGACGGAAGTGGAAGCCTTATTCCAAACGTAACTGTTACAGCAAGTAATGCTACATCAGCATCGTATGCCCAAAATGCAACGACAGCATCATTTACAACAACTTCATCAGTAAGTAATAAAATACTGGTTTCAGAATCATTTGGTGGTAGTAACTTACCTATATTATTTAACCTTGATTCGGCAGCAGATGGTTATAAATCTGTAGGTAATCTAGGAGGTGTATTTACATTTAGTCCTACTGATAATAGATTCAATGCTCCTAACATAGCTGCTTCAGGTAATATTACAGGATCTAGGATTATAGCAACTACTGGTTTTACAGGTAGTTTATTAGGTAACGTAACAGGTAATGCTGATACAGCAACATCTGCTTCATATGCAATAGCATCAGATACAGCTATAAGTTCATCTTATGCCTTAACAGCAACAAGTGCTTCACATGCAGTTTTTGCTGACACAGCAGGTGCTGCTACAGATGTAAATGCTTTATACACAGCTTCTGTAAGTGATGCTACTATTTCCTTCCTAAAAGGTGGAGGTGGAACATTTCCAATAACAGTAAATA